ATAACGCAAGACCGCTTACAGATCATGAAAATTTGTGTGGTATTCCAGGAAAGAAATTTATGGATGCTATTAAGTTGAATACATCTGTTGGTTTTCCTTTAACAGGACCTAAACGAAATTTTGTCACTGAATTGGAACCAACCATTGATAAACCAAATAACCGCGAACTCGACGTTGTCTTAATGGATGAAATTAAGAGGATTGAGGATTGCTATAGAGAAGGTAAGAGAGGTTACCCTATAGCTAAAGCGTGTAAGAAAGATGAAATCTTGGTTAAAGATAAATGCAGAATTTTCTACGGAAATGCATTGTCCTTAACTTGGCTTATTAGAAAATATTACTTACCACTTCTCCGAGTATTGCAGATGAATCCGTTGTTATCAGAATGTGCTGTTGGTATAAACTCACATGGCCCTGAATGGGATGAGTTTCACCAACATGCAACAAAATTTGGCATGGATCGTCTTTTTGGCGGGGATTACGGTAAGTATGATCAAAAATTGCCATCCCAATTAATCTTTGCGGCTTTGAGAGTTCTAATGGATTTCGCACGAGAGTGTGATTATACAGAAGAAGATATTAATGTCATGGAAGCAATGACAGGTGACATTGTGTTTGCCTATATAGCCTTTAATGGAGATTTAATTGGTCTAACCGAAGGTACGCATATTAGTGGTAATTCACTAACTGTTATTATTAATGGTATTTGTGGTTCATTGAACTTGCGATGCTGTTTTTATTCGCAGTATGTACCAACCAAGTTTTCAGATCGTCTGAAATTTCGTGATTGCGTTGCAGCAATGACGTATGGTGATGATAATATTGGTTCAATTAAGATTGGGATTGATAAGTTTAATATCAAGATTTGTTCCCAATTTTTAGCGGAATATGGACAGGTTTACACTATGCCTGATAAAGAATCTGAACTTACGGAGTTTTTACCTCCTGAGGAGTTCGAATTCTTGAAGAGGAGTAGTGTTAATCATCCCAAACTTGGCGTGCATTTAGGTGCACTATTGGATAAGTCAATTTATAAATCGTTGCATTGTTTTATGCGTGGTAAGAACTGTCCTTTGACAGAAGAACATGCGTGTGCACAGAACATTGATGGAGCCCTTCGTGAGTGGTTCAATCATGGTGAAGATAAGTATGAGGAACAGCGAGAACTTATGAAGGAAGTCGCTGCCCGTGCTAATATATCACATATATGTTCTGGTTTAAATCTCAGCTATAACGACCGAGTTGCAGATTGGAATGACCAATACAAGAATGACGAAAGTCATCTTGTATAGGTAAGGTCAGTCACTTTGGAGACGTTAAATCCAACCCAGTTTCAATACTGATGGTTAGCAAAATTGATATATGTATATGGATACCGTGAGTGTTTTGATCTTTATATGTTTTGTAGAAAATTCATAGGCTTTGCATATGTTAACGGTCCCTACTGGGGAGTTTAGTTCGAGTTCACCGTGCTCACTTGTAAATATGTCGTACCATATGAGTCAATCCACTCAATGGTCTGTAAATAAATAAATGGATTGGTAATATTTTTAAATTTACTAGATTATGCCAGGATGCACAAGCCAACATATGTTTTGGTCCTGGTGAAACAAACGTGCACAACAAATCTGTATCGGAGATACAGTCAGCAGCGTCTGAAAATTCTAATTCTTCATTGAAGTTAAAATTTAAACCGCAATCTGGTCCGGAAGGTACTACTGTAATGGAAGGTTCCACACTTTCCACAGAACAGAATATTCTTTTCCGTGACCAAAACCCATCGTATGTTTACGGGGTGGACCATGTAGATGACCCTACTAGAGGGTTGCAGGATACTGATGATGCAACTTTGGACAATTTCTTTTCACGTCCGTTGAAGATCAGCACCCAGGAATGGGGTACAGGCACCACTTTGGGTTATGATTTTGATCCCTGGGAATTATATTTTGGAAATCCTCGTGTAATTAACAGAATGACAAATTATAATCTAATGCGTGCTAAATTACATTTAAAAATTGTGATTAATGGTAATGGATTTCAATATGGTCGTGCCATAGTTGGTTATCTTCCTTTGGATACTTACGACAATATGTCTACTTTATCAGCACTTATACCGCAAGATTTGGTTCAATTGTCGCAGTGTCCACATATTTTTGTTGACCCTACTACGTCCACTGGAGGAGAGTTATGTTTGCCTTATTACAATCATTTTAACAATTCTTCCATTCCGTTTGGTAATTATCGCAATCTTGGACGAATTTATGTTCGTTCAATTAATGCTTTAAAACATGCAAATGGAGCTGGAGATAAATGTACTGTATCCATTTTTGCATGGGCTGAGAACGTACAACTCAATGTTCTCACTTCCGTTGACGCTCCAACATTGACTCCTCAGTCAGGTATGGAATCCAACAAGGGCAAGAAAAATACGATGTCTAAGTCCTCAAGAGGAGGCAAAAAGAGTGGTTATGCCAAACAAGGTGGAGGATCAACCACTCCGGGCAAGGAGATAGATGAAGCTAATTCAACCGGCATGGTGTCCGGACCAGCAACATCTATAGTTAAGGCAGCGAATGCGTTGAGTGTAATACCCCAAATTGCACCCTTTGCAATGGCAACTTCTAAAGTTGTTGGCGCAGTTGGTAATGCTGCAAAAGCATTTGGGTATAGTAGACCTCCTATTACTAAAAACCCCGAACCTTATAGGCCAACACCGTCATCGCAGTTAGCAACAACTAACACACCAGACACAGCTATTAAGCTTACGTTAGATGAGAAGCAAGAATTGACTATTGACCCAGGTATTGCGGGTTTAGGACCAGAGGATCCTTTGTCAATTCAGAATATCGCATCTCGTGAATCGTATTTGACCAAGTTTAATTGGATAATGGGTACTGCACCTGAGACGTTGCTTTTTAATGTTAGAGTAGATCCCGCACAATTCGATGTGTCTGGAGGTACAGCTTATCATTTTCCGGCCACGGCAATGGCAGCTTTACCTTTTGAGTATTGGACAGGAACTTTGAAATTTAGATTTCAGATTGTTTGTTCTGCTTTTCACAAAGGAAGACTCAAGTTCGTTTATGACCCATTGTTCTTGGATTCAAACGAGTATAATACGAATTATATTGAGATAGTTGATATTGCAGATACACAAGATTTTACGCTTGAAGTTGGTAATGGACAAGCGACAACATTGTTAGAACATGCTATACCGGGTGAAGATCCTATTGCAGAGATGCATAGTACTTTACCTTTAGAATATCGACCTTTCGGTAATGGAGTTGTTGGTGTGTATGTAGTCAATGAATTAACTACACCCAATAGTTTCGTGGAAAATGATATTCAGGTTAACGTGTTTATTTCTGCAGGAGATGATTTTGAAGTTTTTGTCCCTAGCGATCACTTTCAGAAGTTTGTTTTTAAGCCACAGAGCGGATTTGAGCCGCAGAGTGGGAATGAAATTGTTCCTGAATCGCAGGATACACAAGAGCCCTCAGCTCCCGAGCAATCGATGAGTGATAAACTTGGGCCAGGCATACAAGATACACAACAACTTAACAAAGTATTTGTTGGTGAGACTATAGTCTCTTTTCGCACTTTACTTAAACGATATAACTTGTGGCGACGAGATAAGACATCTGTGGATCACGGAGCTCTTACCAAACGTTACAGAGTGACTAAAAGTATGTTTCCATTTTATCGAGGAAATGTTAGTGGTGCAGTGGATATCTGCGGTAGTACTAATAAACCATACAATTACGTAAACACTGTTATGTTGCACTGGGTTACAGCTGCTTTCTCCGGGTGGAGAGGTAGTATTAGATACAAGTTGATGTTCGATAGGTGTTACCAAACTAGATCCGATAATGTTGATTCTCGTGTTTATGTAACTCGTGAGCCGATATTTCCTTTTGGTCAACCTTCCTATAAGCGAGAGCTGGACACTTATCCTTTTGGTACTTCGGACGCATCTTGTAGTAACCAAATTATGGCGGGTATCACTAGGGCCACTGGTACTAAGGGAATGATGTATGCAACAGATAAGATAAACCCTGTAGTGGAGTTCGAGGTTCCATACTATTCTCAATACCGTTTTACACCAGGTAAACAAATAGATTATACTGAAGATTACAATTGGACCCCAAATTGGTCCATGGAAGCTCAAATCTTTGCCTCAGGCGGAACAGTTGTAGATTACCATGTTGCAGCAGGTGAAGATTTTCAAGTATATTTCTTCACAGGTTTACCCCGTATGTATTACGAGGCGACACCACCAAATCCCTCGTTACTTCCATAGTCTATACTGACTTTAAAAGTATAAATAAAATAAAATTGTTCTCTGTAGCCGAGAACGGCGTTTGCATTGCAAGCGACCTGGCTGACCGCCGAATAAAATATGTCACCCCTTGAGTAGGTAGCATTTGATTCGGCGTTAGCCGATGATTATGTCTTATAGTTTAGCTATAGGTCCTAATAAGGGAGTTACAAATTTTAATAGCGGTAGCCACGAGTCCGTCGTAAGACTGACCCGACCGAATGCTCTAATTTTGGATGAGTATTCGTACCGGTGGGCTAACTATCC